ATGCACCGATCAACATCACCAACAAGGTGGCAAGGGCGACCAGCGCAGATAACCAAGTCGGGTCCATCTAGCCCCCTAGCGGTTTTAACTGTTTGCTTTTATCAGAACTCCCTTTGCTGCTACCCAACCAAAAAGCAACACCAGTACCAAAAGCACCCAGAACAGTACCCGCGATCATAATGAGCACTTGGGCGTAGCTTTCAGATGGTTCACCAAAAAACAAAGCGGTGAACATTCCAGAAACCATCAAGGCTAAAATCAGCACCAAAGCGCTAGGCATCCAGTGGTCCTTATGCTCTTCCCGAGCGTGTTGGGTATCAACCAATTCAGCGCGTTTTTCTTCAAGAGCTAATCGCCCTTCTTCAATCGCTAGCCGTTTAAATTCTTGCGCGTTTTCAAGTTCTAACTTTTTGATTTCCAATAACGCATCTGGGTTATTGATGAGTGCCTGTTCAATGGCTTCTGGGCTGCTGTCCACTCCAAGTGCACTGGCGACCATTCCTGCAACCGCGCCCCCTGCTGGGCCACCGATAACAGTGCCAATAAGTGGCGCTGCGCTACCAAGTAGTGATTTAATTTTGTCCCACATGATTTAATCCTTAACGATGGTGAGTTTGGCTGGTTTGCCGTTCAGCTCTGCCATCAACACTTTGAAAGCGTGACTAGAATTGACAACGGCCCATTCATTTCCGACGAAACCAAAATCGACACCGGGTGCTAAACACCCCTGCAGATCACTCGGTTTATTGGCCTTATGGATCAGCACATGAGTTCGAAGGCTTGGCCCGCTGCGAGTGACGCCTAACATTGGCTCTTCTACTGCGTAACAGTGGCCAAAGCGTGGCGATTGATGCGGCAAAAGGTCGTAAGTGCCTTCAACAATGCAAGATTCACTTGGCTTGTTGTTGAGCATTGGTCGTTCAACCATGCAACAGACTTTGGAACCATCAGGGCGATAGAGGTACGAATAGGTGCCATGTTCAAAGTAACGGCGTTTCATCAAATAGTGTTTCATCGTTTCATTCGCTCCAATTCGCTTTGGCATTGAGTGCAATATTGGCACCCTGATATGTGTTGGCGGCGAGCTTCTGGAATGGGAACACCGCATTCGCCGCATTCCTGTGCGCTTTCCCGCTGGTTAACTTGCTTAGCCCTTGCCAACTGGTTGGTAAGCGCCACTTCCGTGAATTGGGTTTCAAAGCCACTGGCTTGGTCAATAACATCAGACATTTCAATCCCTACTTACTCAGTAAACGTTACTGAACCAAATCTTCGGTTTCATCTGGGCGCAAATATGGAACGCCATTGATTTTCACAAAGTCTGGACTGGTCACTTCGAACGGCAACTTATGAACTAATGCACTGCCACCATTGGAATCCGCATCGAGTAAGTCAGAGATTTTCAGACGACAACCAAAGGCTTCAATCTTCAATTCGTCTTTATCAATTTTGCCGTAGAACAAGGCATCAAAGTCCGGCATACCGCGCCAAGAGCCGGCGCTTTTAGCGGCTTTGCCTAATCGGTTAAATTGCTGCGTGGTCAGTTCCATTTCACCACTGGCGGCCACATCACCATCGACATAGCCGTCAGGCACACCATTGGTTTTGTTGACGGCAGAATTGTCTTCAATCGACAGCGTGACCTTTTGCGCGGTGAGCTTGTAGTCACCCATTGAAAAGTGCATGTTCTTGCCAGAAATACGCATGCTCATGGTTACGCCTCCGTATCTGCAGGGTTAGAGAGATCAAGCCCAATGTTCACAACAATGTGTTTCGGGCAGTTGTGTGGCGTGACCATCAAACCAATCACGACTTTTGTTTTGCTTTGCCACGTGATGGTGACGTCTTGATCGCTCGGTGGCATGATTTCACCAGGGAACGGAATGCCACCAATCTCCGTGGTCTTCGACATATCGCGCATGTCTTTGCTGAAGTAAGTGCGGTTAAGTTCGATACTCGGTGGCGTTGAATTCAGAATGCGGTCAGCAATACGGCGGATCGCTTTGATGCGAACGCGGCGATTCAGTTTGTGAACCGGACGAACGTATTCTAGATATTGATAGTCCCCGCCCTTCGCTTCCAACGTAGTCGCGTCTGTCCAATACACCCCTTCCATGTCGGCATACCATTGCGGCAATGAATAACGCGCATCGGCTAACACTGCGATGGTGCTCATTTCCAGTGGTTTACCTGCGCTATCAATAGGCATTTCACCAAGCCCCAACACGCTGCCCGTTGCTACTCGCATTGGACTGTCGGCGACGGTCACCGCTCGATCGCACAAGCGCCCACCCAATACACCGATGTTATTGCCATTGAGCATCGGCACAGGCGTCACCATATTGGCCGACACATCTTTCACTAACGCCAATAGACTGGTTTCGTATTTCGCCCAAGTTTGCTTGCTCTTATCGATGCCAGGACACGCCGCTAAGAAGAACACCCAACGGCCAAGCTTGCTGGTGAGCTCAGTCGCTTTACTTTGCATCGCTTGAAAGTCTGCTTTGCTGGTCACGATGTCCACCACACAAACCCCTTCAAACGAGTCCGTGCGATTAGCAATATCAACCGCTTCCTGCCACGTTTTACCTTCAGCGAGACCAAACACGGCGCCTGTCCAGTTCTGTTTCCCATTGAGCTGCGCCGCTTTGAGGTTAGCGCCCAGAGCGTCATCGGCTACGACCTCATCAAGGTTGGTCATGTTATTCACACGCGTGACTTTGCCTTGCAGTTCAGCTTTATCGGTGCGCCCGATATAAAGCAGGTGGCGTTCAATTTCTGGGATCCCGCCTTGCCCTAAATTGAGGTTGTTTACCTCTACCTTTCCGGTTGCCATTGGTTATTTCCTCGCTTATTTTCGCTTTCTGGCCTGCTCAAAAATGGTGATGAGTTGGCGGGTGACTTCGCGTTCTTTACTGCCTAATATCTGGCGCTCTTTTAAGGGGATATCCCAAGCCGACACACTCGGTTGATTGCTCAACTCACGAATGATTTGTCCTGCTTGCCCGTGGGTTACGGTGGCCATCAACAACTTGAGCGTGGGTTTCTTCCTTCCCTTGCCACTCTTACGCGGGACCGTGTAACCCAGCTCCCTCAGTTTTCTCGCTTGCCCTTTAGAACAAGGCGCAGAATAGTTTGGTTTTCCCCACCGCTTTTGCATTTGGCGCTTGGTCATTTTTTGCTTTTGACCAAGGTGATGCCTGGCTGCAATTTTTGCGGTGAGCGGATTGCTCCAAGTTAGGTCGAGCGTATTGGCGTTTCTTACATAGGGGGTCAACCCCTTGGCCATACGTCGCATGACTTTTCCGCGCTTATTCCGTTTCTTCGGTGCTAAGGCTTGGCCGTGAATGTCTTTTTGTTGCTGAATGCGCTTTCGAGTCTTGGCTTTTTCCCAGCGCCCTAGGGTTTTCAATATCCAAACACGCTTTCTGGGTGGAAGCGCTAACATGGCAAGCTTTTCTTGCAAGTTGAGCACATCCCTTTGATTGACATTAACTGTCGGCTTCATTCACCAACTCCGCTTCTTCGGCGGTATAAATCTCAACGGCTTGAACTCGGTATCGAGTCCCGCGCCAAGTGATCATTCCTGCTTCATCAGGTACCAGCTCTATCGGCTCCATCAGTTCAAGTTCAATACTCACATCGGCCGCTTCGCTGCTGATCACATCCACTGATAAAGTCGGGTCTTCAAGCTCTTGCTCGTTACGCTCTTCTTCATGGTCACTTAGCCAGCAAGCAATCAGAGCCAACAAACAGCGTGGGTCTAGTAATTGGTGAGGGAATTCCTCAACCGAGATCACCGCGTTGTATTTCCAGAAACAAGCGATATACCCACCGTTCCCACGGTCTTCACCACTTGGCACTATCGAGCCGTTTTCTTGCCACGCATCAATCTTGTTATCGAGCACATTGCTATTGAGGTGACTAACGATGTAATCCGTTAAATGCTCAAGCTTGGTTTTGTTGTAAACCGTGTCGCTCATATCGAATCAATGCCATTGGCACTGCGCCCGAGCAATTGAGAGACATCTTTATTACTTTGAGCTAGGAAACGTGCCGCCTGTTGTGGCTCATCTATCGCCGCGTTGTCCCCTTCTTTACGCCTGTCTTGCGTCGCAAACTCGGGTAACAATTCAGAGTGAGCTCGGCCATACACCGCACGTTTGTACAATGTGGTTTTGGCGATGCTCATTGATGGCGGAATACCATCAACCAACAAGCGATCTAACTTCTCTTGAATATTCAGCGCGGCAATCGTGATGGCCGCAGCAATAGAGTCGTTATCAAACGTATGCGGAATACGGCGTAATTGGCGAAACTCATCGGTCGATAAGCTTGGCCAACCTTCACCAGGTATGGCTTGGTCACTCGTTTTATCCACTTTCCCGCCAAAGCTCATGATTCAACCTTTTTGCTACTGCAGTTAATTAGGGCGCCTCTAGCCACTGAGTCGACGGAATAAGCAGGGTGATGAATCACTTGCTCTTCCTCGTCAGTCGAGGCGCGGTGGCATAGGAGCTGTTTTAAGCTAGAGGTTGTCGCCACTCTCTAACGCTCGGATACGTTGGTCGATGTTATCGATCATGGTGCTGACACCAATCGCACTGTATTGCTCATGCGCGTTTTGAAGATGAGTTCGCGCTTTCTGTAACGTCGCCACATCTCCGACAGAGGCCGCATGAGGCTTACCTTCATCGTTACGCAGTAGATACAGG